CCTAGATGGCCATACAATCTCTTTCTCTACCATCTTCTCTACAAAATCAAAAAATTTATCATTTGGGTAATCTTTATTATGATCTACAGCATTAAATCTTCTGGCATTAGGTCTTTCAAAATCTACTATTCGAGATTCAGCATTTAAACTAATGCTTGTAGATCCTTCTGATTCTGTAATAACCATTGTATCAATGCGACCACTCCACTCTAAAACTGGATCATTGATGATAGTAGAGTCATTAGTGAAAGCAGTATAAACATAAACTGGCTTACCTTGAATGTGATCTTGTAATGCAATACTCGCAATAGTTGAGTTTGCTCCAGATAAAGTAAACTTTAATCCAATAGCTTGCAAATCCTCAGATTCTTTGATTTCTTCTATGTTTGATAAATTGCCTAATCCAATATATTCATTACCATTCCAAGTAATGTTATGAGGCAAATTAGTCAAATAAATTGTGCCACTAGCAAACCCAAACTGGCATAAATAACATATATAAGTGTTTGGACTATTTTTTGCATTTGTGGCTGCTGTAGTTAAATTTCTACTCACGCAAACACCTCTACAAAGTCTAAAGTAATTCCTTCAAAGTGATCTTGAACTCGTCTAGTTCTAATCTCATTCTCTGTAAGAATGAATAATGCTGTAGGCTTAGTAATGTCAATAGCAGATCCATTAGATGGAGATGCTCTTAAAGCTGGCTCAAATGTAATAGTTGCATCACCAGATCCATTACTTACTACATCAGCGAGAACCATTTTAAGCTCTCCACCAATGCCAATCATATCCCCAGCTTTTAAAACTTCTTGATTGCTTGACCACCCAGAAGTAGAGATAGAGCTACCAGTCTGACCAGCTCCATTAACTACTGGAGTTCCAGATCCTGTGCCTAAAACTTGTTGCCTAGATAAATTATACAAAGCAAGCCTATTTTGTTGCCCTTTTAGACTAGCAATAAAAGCATCTAATTTTGCTCCATCAGCAAGAGTCAAAGTAGGATAAGTAATAGATGCAGTCCATCTTGCACCTGTCAATCCAACTGTTTGCACATATCCAGTTAATGGAGATTGATGTACCATAGTGTTATATCTGATACCACACTCAAAAGCGACTGGCTTTGTAAATAGCTCATCACTAGTAGAATAATTGATAGTTGCCATAAATTACCTTGGGATCGCTGGGTTATTCCTACGCATCATATCTGAAATTGTAGCGATAGTTTGATTTTTATTAGCTTCCAAAGCTCTAGCAATAGATGCCTTGTCTGCGCTTGCATCAACATTTAGAACCTGATTGATTACAACACCGCCACCCATTCCAAGTTTGTCATTAGGAATGATTGTGCCTGTTTGATTAGGTACAAATATTTCTGCGCCTCTTTCACCAACTAAATAAGGAGATCCACCGCTTACTGTACCACCAGATGCTCTAGCTCCAGCAAGCTGTGGAATAGCACTTGCTAAAGCACTAGCTAAAGGAGCTGTAATAGATCTCTGGATAACGATTCTCATCAAATCTGAAAGAATACTATTGACTAAGCTCTTAAAGTTAAATTTACCTGTCATTACAAAACTTAAAATAGCATCTTCCATAGATTTAAAAGCATTAGTAACTGCTCCATCAATCTGTTTAGCCATATTTGTAGCTTCATTTACATATTTTTGTAAAGCAGCAGTTGCTCCACTTTGCCATGAAGCATTTACATTTTCTTGAGCTACTAAAAGTCCCTCAGTAGCTGTTCTAGCTTCATCAGATGCTTTAGCGATAGCAATTAAACCATTCTCAGCATCTTTCTTTGTAATCTTTCCATCATCAAGAAGCTGATTGATTTCTCGCTCTTTCTCTACCTGTAGATCATAAATATCTACAAGCCTTTGGATAGCATCTTTTTGAGCATCAGTCATATTAACAATAGACATCTGAAGCTGATTTGCTCTGGTTTGCTTATCTAATTGAAGCTGAGTTGTATAAACTAATTTTTCTAATGCTTCTCTACCAGCATCAATTCTCGCAGCATTTACCAATACTGGAGCTTTTGTAACTGCTTTAGATACTTCTTCAGTTACACCTTGATACTTTTTCCATTCTTTTTCTACTTCTAAAAATGCTGATGCAGTTTCTTTTGTAGGTGGCTTAAGAAAATCCCAAAAGCCCATCCCTCTCTCTGCTGCAACTTTATTGATCGCAAAGATTAAGCCAATCGCTCTGTTAATAGGAGTCAATAGCTCATTTGCAATAGATTTACCTACACCACCGATAACAGTGCCTAGTCTGCTCATGTTATCGTTAAAAATCTCAGCCTGTTTAGCAGCTTCTGGCATAACAACTGCGCCAAATCTATAAGCCTCATCTCCAGCTTCTTTTAATCCAGTAGCACCTTGATTTAACAAAGGTATTAAATCAGCTCCAGATCTACCAAAAATAGCTACAGCAAGAGCTGCCTTTTCTGCGCTATCTTCATAACCAGTGAATTTATCTGCTACTTCAGCAAGCATTTGACCGCTTGATTTTAATGATCCATCAGCATTGCGAACTGATAAGCCCATTGCTTGGAAAGCATTATAAGCAGAGCCAGTTTTCATGGCTGCTTCTGACATTCCCTTACTTAATTTTACTAAACCACCTTGCAGAGCTTGAGTATCTACATCAGATAACTTAGCTGCATATTGAAGTTTTGATAGCTCATCAGTCGCAATACCAACCTTCTGCGACATCTTAAATAGCTGGTCTTGAGCATCAATTTGACCCTTAATAAATCCAGCAAACATTTGAGCAGATGCAATAACTCCAAGAGCTTGCATCCCTGATTGCAACTTAGATAAACCACGCTGAACAGAAGTAAAGGCTGCTCTAGTCTGATCGAGAGCAGAGATTTGTATCTGAATGTTTTGATCTGCCATTATCGCCCTTTACTTCTATTTTCTTCGCATATCTCAAAATAAGCGAACCATTCATGCAACTCAGAAACAGATATTTCTTCTATTTCTTCTATCGTTTTGCCTAGTCTATCTGCTAGGGCAATAACATTCATACGAAAATTATTGCCCTTTAGTCGTTTCCCATTTCTTCTACTGGAACAACACTAGCAAACATCTCACCAGCAACTCGACTTACTAATGCAACTGGCTCACGCATTAAAAATGGCTTATCTTCTAAAGTAAATAGTTTCTCGCCATCTTTGCTCTCAGCTTTTTGAATAATCAAATCAACCATTGCATTGACTGTCATATTTGACAAAAAGTCCTTATGCTTTCGCTGTAGCTTGTCAATATCAGCACAAGTTAAAGAGCCAGCAAACAACTGCAATGGAGCATCTTCATCACCCCATTCTGGAACTTCTATGCAGTTGCGATTTGCTGACCTTTTGGCAGCAATCTTAGCTCCTAGGCTCATTAAGCACCTACGCTAGTAGTTGTCAATGCGCCAGTACCTTGCAATGAGAAGCTCGCTTCTACCATGCCATCAAAAGAACCTGTAACAGTTACACCAGTAATGATTGCTGTACCTGAGTAATATGTATCACCAGATGTAGCACCTTCTGGATACACATTAAGAGTTACAGATGAGCCAACTGTAAAAGAACCTTGACCAGTTGTATCTGTTTCATCCCAATATGCTTCTACAGAAGCGTTCCAGCTTGTCAATGAAGGCAAATATGTGCGAGCTGAATCGCCCATAGTTGTATCTTCTAATGTGTCTGCTGTTACATTGATTGTATATGAGCGCACTTCAGCAACAGTGTTTGCACCGCTTTTGATAATGCCTTCAGAACCTTTATGAGTTGCCATTTCTTACTCCTTACGAAAAAATTTTCTAGTTAAATGATAAACCTAAACCGCTGTTTCTACCTCATTTTCCTTCAAAGAATATGTAACCTCTACTGTGAGCCTACAAATTCCTACTGGCTTTTCCCCTTCTCCTGAGAAATCTGCCTCGAATGAAGTAACTTGAGTATCTTTAGCAAGCCCACCTCTAGTAACATCAGTCGCTAGGGCTTCTTCTACTTGCTGTGAAATTGTGTCTAAAGTATCGTCAATGTTAGCTACATTGATCGCATAACCCTCTACAATTACCTCTAAAACCCTAATTTGAGTCCTAGGATAAGTGATAGATCCATATTCAATGCTCTCATTTTTTGTATATACGCATAAGCCACTAAGCTGACTAGCTGCTAAAGGGTAAACCCTAGTCTTATATACTCTATTTCCAGTTGCTCCAAGCCCTGTAACAGTTGTTACTATGTGATCTCTAATCTGTTTGCGGATGTGGCTCATTGCTTTTCCAATACCAAATTCGTCATACCAGTTCCATCTGGCTGAACAACTCTAACCTTATATGTAGAGCCACTAATTACCAATGTATCACCATCTTGAGCAGTAGCTACATTTGATGTCTTAGTTAAAAATCTAGGCTGGGAGATAGCAAATCCAACTGTGCCACCAGCAGCTACTTCTAAATATTCGCTATCAAAAATGCCTTTGATTGTGCGAGCAACACTACCTGTAGGAGTATATTTAGCAGATACACCAAAATCATCAGAGCTTAAGAATACATCTAACTCTTTTAAGCCTTCTACAGCCATAATTAGCCTCGTTTTCTTCTGCTTGATAGCTTTGGACTGTCTGACTGCGATAGTCCAATACTACGATTATCTTCTTGAATAGGCTCGCAATATGGAACTGCTCTAAGCAAGCGCATTAAAGAATTAACTT